CTTCCGCTGGATGCACAGCGACGAGCCCGAGGCGTTCGTACACTTCGCCGATGGGACAGTGCAGGGCTACGGGTTCGACACCAAGATCCTGAAGTAGGAGAGGAGAGCACAGTGGATCACGCAGAGATCGCCGCTCGGAACCCCGAGGCAGCGGCACGGGTAGTCCTCCGAGCGCATGAGCTGGGGGGCGACGTCGCCAACGCCTGGGAGGTCTTCGCCGATGGGGTGGGAGCGGTCAACGCCGCCGCCTACCTGCGGGCCGAGACCGACGAGGCCGACGACATCGCCCGGAAGCACAACCTGGAGCGGTACCCCCTCTGATCGAGGGACAGCCTGACCGGCAGGCACCTGGGTTCGAGCCCCAGGCAGGCACTCAGGGTCGACGGTGACAGCGCCGACCCACTGCGAGAGGAGCACCACACCGTGAGCATCTACACCACCGACGCCATCGCCGAGCTCGCCCTGGTCCTGGACCTGGAGGAGCTGCCCGAGGAGGCGAAGGCCATCATCCACAGCCTGGTCGAGAACGAGCGGTCGGACGCCTACGACGACGGTCACACGGACGGGTACTCGGAGGGCGAGGACTTCGCCTACTCCGAGGGCTACGACAGCGGTCGCTCGGACGGCTACGACGAGGGCCACAGCGACGGGTACGACGAGGGCCTGGAGGATGGCCGCGCTGAGGCGGAGGAAGACGCCGCCTGATCCAACCTTGACACACTCGCACAGCGTGTGAGAGTGTGAGCACACACCAACCGAGAGGGAGCACACAGTGAGCAAGATGGGCAGCCTGGTCATCGACATCATCAGCTACGAGTCGGGTGAGCTGGACGACGCGGAGACGCTGGAGTTGTTCGGCACCCTGGTCAAGAGCGGCATGGCCTGGACTCTCCAGGGCCACTACGGACGGACCGCCCGCGACATGATCGAGGCCGGGTACCTGACGGAGGACGGCGAGGTCACCGACTTCGCTCGGGATCTCATCGCGGTGTGACTGTGTGATCCACCAGCGTGACTGGCAGGCACCGGGGTTCGAGCCCCCGGCACGCGCTCGGACACCGCCAAGGGGGCGGGCGTCCTGCGAGAGAGGAGCACCCAGTGAGGTGCAGCGTGACCAGCACGAAGATCGGGCAGTGCAAGAACGAGACGCGAGGACTCGCCTCGATCTGCGCCACCCACCTGGGTCGGATCGCCCGACACGGCGACGTCCAGGCTGACCGCCCGATCCGCAAGTACACCAAGCCGATCGAGCCGGTCGAGCGTCCGCAGATCTCGGGCACGACCGACGAGGACAAGTTCTACAACCGCATCCGGGCGACCGACAAGCACTGGTTCTGGGAGGGGTCGACCATGCGGTCCGGCACCCCGCAGGCGCACCACAAGGGCACGAACAAGTCCGCCGCGCGAGTCGCATGGGAGCTGGACGGTCGCAACGTCCCCGAGGGTGGCCTGATCCGCCCGACCTGCGGCGAGCGGCTGTGCGTGTTCGTTGACCACCTGGAGCTGGTCTTCACCAGCCGCCGCCCCCTCTGGGAGCCCGAGGTCGAGCAGCCGGTGGCTGCCTGATGCCCTGGGTTGGTAACGAGTGGCGCGGCACGGTCCAGGAGATCATGGCCGACTTCACGTACGACGTCTACGGCTACGAGTACGAGGAGCTGCGGGCCAAGCTCGAAGACCTGGTCACCGCAGCGCGCTGGCAGGCAGCCGAGGAGCTGCGCGAGCTGGCCAGCAACCTGCCCGACCCGATGGGTCGCAACTTCTACACCGGCATGGGCGTGGAGTACGCCGCCCAGCACCTGCACCCCTACGAGGAGGACCCGAAGTGAGTGGACCGACCCTGCTGATCGGCCTGTCTGGCTACGCAGGCAGTGGGAAGGACGAGGCGGCTGCCGCCCTGGTCGTGGGGGGCTGGAGGCGGGACGCCTTCGCCGACAGGCTGCGCAGCTTCCTCTACGCCCTCGACCCGTGGGTGGACACCTACCCCGACGTCGGTGTGGTCCGGCTGGCCAAGCTGGTCGACGCCTACGGGTGGGACCGAGCCAAGAGGCAGTTCCCCGAGATCCGGAGGCTGCTCCAGCGTGCTGGCACCGAGGCCGGGCGCAAGGTGCTCGGAGCTCAGGTCTGGGTCAACGCCCTGATGCAGGACTTCGACCCCGAGAACGAGGCGCTGGTCGTGACCGACGTGCGCTTCCCCAACGAGGCTGACGCCATCCGCGAGGCCGGGGGAGTGGTCGTCCGGATCGAGCGGCCTGGGGTAGGCCCGCACACCGACCCCGGTGGCTGGGTGCATGAGAGCGACGTCGCACTCGACCACTACGACTTCGACGTGACCGTGAAGAACGACGGCACGATCGAGGAGCTGCACGCCCGCCTCCTGAGCGTGACGCAGCTCATCCGACTGAAGACCCTGACTGCCTGAGTGCAAGTTGCATCGGCTCGCCCGGTGTGTGACACTGGGACCACGAACGAGAGGAACACAGCAGTGACCACGCTACACACCGTCCCCGATCTGGAGGCGCTGCCCGAAGGGGTGAAGTTCGAGGACCGCGAGGGAGACCAGGGCCTGAGCCTGGGCAACGGCCTGTTCGAGGTCGTCGGGTTCCGGAGCGCGGTGTACGCCAGCTTCTTCGCCTTCCCGGTCGAGGTCGTCTCGCCGCTGCCCGAACCGGACGACTCCGTGCTGCGGGAGATCAAGGATCTCGACGCCCTGCCTGACGGCAGCGTGATCGTGGGGGTCGACGCCCTGCGCCTGACCTTCTTCAAGCAGACGGGCCACTGGATCGACCCGAGCAAGCCCATCGGCACGACGTTCAACGTCCGGGCCTTCGTCCACGCCAGAAGGTGGGGCTTCCGAGTCGCCCACCGCCCCGCCTGACCAAGATGTGACAGTGGGACCGCCTGCGAGAGGTGGGCGGTCCCCGTGAGAGGAGACACATGAGGTTCACGCCTCGCGCACAGGAGTACAACCGGATCGTGGAGATCCTGGAGTCCAGCGAGTACGCGGACGCCAAGGCCATGGCCAAGGCCCTCCTGAAGGAGATGGTCGACATCCTCTCCATGCGGGACACCTTCGCAGGCACCCACGTCTGGGCGGACGGCTCGAAGGGCTGCAACTACGGCCCGTTCTACTCCGAGGGCGACGCCGAGAAGTTCGTAGAGACCCTGGGCGGTGTGGGCGGCAAGTTCCACGTCGTCAAGCTCTACGCACCCGGCGCAGCCTGGGCCAACCAGAACGGCAAGAAGAACTGGACGCCCTGGTGCCTCCACCCCGACTGCGGGCACGCCCCGTACACCCACAGCATGGCCGGGCCTTCCCGAGGTGCCTGCCAGATCCCATCGTGCAAGTGCGACAAGTACAAGAAGTGAGAGGGCACCTACTGTGAGCAAGACCAAGACCGTCGACTACAGGTACTGCGAGTGCGGCCTGAAGCGAGGCTTCCGCTCTGAGCGGGACGCCGACAAGGCCCTGGGTCGAGCCCAGGCCAAGCGCGACCGCGCTGCGGAGTCCCGAGGCACCCGGCGAGGCAGCTACCGCGAGTCCCGCTACTACGAGTGCGACTACGGCCTGTTCCACCTCACCTCCGAGTCCCGTCGCCACTTCAACGACCGCCTGGTCGCCGCGTGAAGTGGACCAAGCCCCGAGGGGTGTGCGAGTGCGGCGACTCGATCCGATCCGTGATCGGGAGTTGCCCGGAGCGCACCCACCGCGAGTACCTGAGCTGCCCGAAGCAGCGAGCCATCCAGACCAAGCCCGAGGAGGCCAAGTGAGCGAGCGCAACCGAGTCGCCGAGATCCAGGCGCAGGTGGCGAGGCACGAAGCCCTCGTCGCGTACGACCGGCTCACCCGAGCAGCCAAGACCTTCCCCGACCTCGAAGACCCGCGCATCATGGACGCGGTCGAGCACCTGAAGGCCGCAGCCATCGCCCTCCAGGCGTTCGAGCGCAACATCGGCCAGATGCAGGCGCAGCGCGAGGCAACGCGCCCCATCCGCATGGTCATCGACCCCGGCTCGAAGCCTCACCCCGACAGCCTCGCCGCCGTCGCCCTGAGCCTCGCTCGGAGAGCCCAGTGAGCATCGAGTTCTGGCGGCTCCGCTGGACGGACCACGACGGCATCGAGCACACCTCGGCAGTCAGCTACGACCGCACCCTCGCGGACAAGCGGCTGGCCGACCTCACGCTGAGCGGCTTCGAGGCCGAAGCCTTCCTGTACGACCCCTTCACCGACAAGGAGCTCTCCCAGTGACGCTGA